GGAGGAGGAGGTGGAGGAGGAGGCCTTATTACAATAGCAAGTCAAGATTTTAGTGGTTTAACTAGTGGAGATGCTATAACAACATCTACATCTGGAAATCCTTACCAAATAGATAATAGTACAAGTTGTACAACATCAGATACTTGGATTATAAGTACAGGAGATGCTACAGGTACTAGCTGTAGTGGGTGTTCTGGTAATAGAGCAAGAATAGATTATGGAGGATCTAGTTGTAATCAGGATAATGAATTAATTATTAAAAACATATCTCCTAGTAAAGATGAAGTAGAAATTAGTTTCAATTATGGTTATGATGATTATGATGGAGATGATAGTTTTAAAGCCGTATTATATGATGAAACAGATAATGCTATAGAACATACATTAATTAATACAACTACAGATTGTGATGATTGTAGTTATTCACAAACTAAATCAGTAACAGCAGGAAATGATTATAGTTTAAGATTTGAATATATAGCAAATTGGGATTATGGTTTAACTATTGATAATATTTTTGTAAAAGAAACAGGAAGTGCTTTACCTATTGTTTTAGTTTCTTTTGAAGGAGAAATTATTGGAAATTATGTCAAATTAGATTGGATTGTAGCTTCTCAAGTTAATAATGATTATTATACTATTGAAAAATCCTTAGATGCTTATAATTGGGAAGAATTAGCTATGTTACCAGGAGCAGGAAACTCAAATCAAGAAATGAGTTATACTATATATGATGAAAATCCTATAGTAGGTCATAATTACTATAGATTAACCCAAACAGATTATGATGGTAGGTTTGAATCCTTTAGACCTATAGCTGTAACCCTAAAAGGAGAGAGAAAAGAAGTTATAAAAAGAACAAATTTATTAGGTCAACCTGTAAATGAGTTTTATCAAGGAATAATAATTGAAATTTGGGATAATGGGGATATAGTCAAATATTATAATAGAAATTAAATTATTTATTATCTTTTATAAATTCTACTATTATTTTTAAATCTGATTTTACTTCAGCTAAGCTTACTTTAACTTCTTCCATGTTTTTAGCCATAGTTTCATGTCTTTTTTCAAAAGTTGTTTTGACTTCTCTAATACTAAAAAAGAAAAATTTATAAAGGGCATATAAAGCTCCTATTGCTATTACTAAAGATAATCCAAATTGTTCTACAAGGTCTAATACTTCTTTCATCTGTTTATAATTTTTTAAAGTGGGAAAGAAAACTAATTGGAATAACTTGTTATTGGTTATAAATATTTCAAAAAAAATAATATTTATGATAGAATCCCAATTTTATAAAGATTTAAGTAAATATGATTGAATTATTAGTTTTAATTATCGCTACCACTCTACTTTATTTATTACTACCTATTATTATATGTTTTATGATTTTGAAATACATTTTTACAGGTAATAAGAAAATGCTAGCAGTCTGGTTTTACAGAACTGCTCGTGAAATTGATTTATTTGCTAATGTAGTAGGGGCTGAGTTTTGGAATGCTGTTTTTATAATTGATGGTGGATATAAATTTGGCAATCCTAAGGAAACTATATCATCAGTATTGGGTAAAAATCAACGAGATAAAACGCTAACTCTACTAGGAGATGCACTTCGATGGGTATTAGATCGAATTGATAAAGATCATTGTTTAAATTCAATTAATGATGAAGCTACTAATACTAAAAAAGACATATCTAAGTAACCTCCCTTAACCCTTCCTGTACAGGCGCTTGGCTCCCGTAAAGGAGGATGTTATATTTATATCATAAGAAAATTAAGAAATAGTATAAATTAAAAAAATAAAAGTTATGTTAGATTTTGAAAAAAGTGAGTATTTAAATGAAAAAGAATTAAGAGAAGTATGTCCAGTTATTTTTGCTGAAAAAGCAAGTAATGAAGTATCAAAACATTACACTCATATTCCAACTAGTAAAGTTATAAATGATATGGCTACATTAGGTTGGAAAGTTGTTGATGCAAAAGCTGTTAAAGCTAGAAAAAACAGTACAAAAGGTTATCAAAAACATTTAGTAGTATTTAGAAATCCAGATGTTGTTATTAATGGTAAAGATGGAGATACAGTTTTTCCACAAGTATTATTAACAAATAGTCATGATGGTAAAAATGCATTTACTTTCACCGCAGGTTTATTTAGAATGATTTGTGAAAATGGATTAGTTGTTTCAGATACACAATTTGAAGATGTTAAAATGAGACATATGGGTTATTCATTTGAAGAATTACAAGTTAAAATTAAGGATATGGTTGAAAAATTACCATTAACTGTTGAGTCAATGAATAAAATGCAGGAAACTGAATTAAATGAAGAAAAAGCAGTTGAATTTGCTAAAAAAGCTTTAACAACTCGTTTTAATGAGAAAGAAATGAAAAGAATTAAAATTGATATTAAAGATATTTTAACACCAGTTAGAATTGAAGATAATGGAAAAGATTTATGGTCAATATTTAATGTGGTTCAAGAAAAAGTAATTGATGGAGATTTTAATTATATTGCAGGTGGTAAAACTAGAAAAGCAAGACAAATTAAAAATTTCAAACAAGATCAAAAAGTTAATAAAGAATTATTTGAATTAGCTTTAGAATATGTAGCTTAAAAATAAATTTTTAAAATCTAAAATGAGCCCCTTATATGGGGCTTTTTTTTACTTAAAATTCATGTTCTCATATTTATAATCATACACATTGAATATGGATGAATATATAGATATTTTAGAACAAGCTATTATTTTAAATACTAGAGAATTAGAGGATAATGCTGATGATTATTCAATGAGTCAAATTTTTTATATGAGAGGATATACTCAATGTCTTAAAGATGTTTTAATTGATTTGAAAGAAAATAATAAAAATTCTAAAAATTTAAGTGGTTTAAGAAAATTTAATTTAAACTAAACTTGCCTTCCCAAGATATTTTTCACATATTTATAATTGATGATTGACATTAATAAAATATTTGAAATGTTTGGTGGTGATGATAAAAATCGTTATCCAAATCCAACTGAAGAAGAAGTTCAGGGGATATTAGGGTTTGATGAGTTTAGAACCACCCCTACTTACCATTTAAAGATGTTTCAAAAAGTAATTTTAAATCATATCAATTTTCAAGAAAAACTTATCGATTTATTTAAACAGTCTGATCCTGAGTTAGGGGATTTTGATGATTTAGAAGAAGCAGGACAACATATGGCTTTCTATAGAGGTTGGGAATTTTTAAAATTAACTAACTTAGAAAAAGAAATTTGGAGAGATTGTATTAGAATTCAAAATAAAAAGAAGTTTAAAAAAGCATTAGACCTAACATTAAAATTCTTTGAAGGACTAGAAGAATATGAAAAATGTGCTTTTATCCAAAAAATTTTAACCTTCCTAGAAGATAATTTGGCCCCCAAGAAATAAGATGTTATATTATAGATACGGGTTTAAGAAAGACTAATAAACTCGAAACTATGATAAAAAGAAAAACGAGATAAGTGACTCGGTTGATATAAAGGGGGTAGGATGCCCTCACAGTTTTTATTAAAAAATAAGATATGAGAAATAAAAAGTTAATGCAAAGACGCTTACAGACATTAGATGGAATGTTTAAGAAACTTGATATGGAAATCCATAGAGGTGGAACTAAAGAATCTATCAACTCCACTCAGAGAGATATTACTGAAATGATTCAAGATATGAAGGATATAATTGAAAGGGAAAATGATTAATATGAATCTATCAGCAGAACAAATACAATCAAATTGGGAAAAGATGCTAGGTTATATTAATACTTACATCTCAGATCCTAGAAGAGAAAAACTTATTGAGTTTTATAAAAAACATGAAGAAGAAATCATGTTAATGCCTGCTTCTCATAAAAAAGCATATCATAACTCATTTCCAGGTGGTTATGTAGATCATGTTAACCGTGTAATTGAAGGTGCTTTAGCAACTAATAAAATATGGGTTGAATTTGGAGCAGAACAAAATTATACAGTTGAAGAACTTGTATTCTCAGCTTTAAATCATGACCTAGGTAAATTAGGAGAAGAAGATAATTATGCTCATATACCATCTCAAGATGAATGGAGAAAAAAGAATTTAGGTGAAATGTATCAATTTAATGATTCTATAGCCTTTATGTCAGTACCAGAACGTAGTATAAAACTTCTAATAGATAATGATATTAAATTAACTAAAAATGAATGGTTAGCAATAAGATTACATGATGGATTATATGATCCTGCTAATGAACCTTATTTAAAATCTTTTATGCCAGAATTAAAACCAAGAACATCTTTAATTTATATAGTACATCAAGCTGATTTAATGGCTGCTAGAATTGAATTTGAAAAAGAATGGTTGCCTAAATTTGGTAAAAAATCTGCTTCTAAAGTTAAAAACTTTAAAGTTACAAAAAATAAAACAGATCTT